CAAATCTCGCTAGCGTCAAGAAGCGGATCAAGTTTTTCGAAGAGAACGAGACTTGTTCCGTATGCGACCAAGCTATCTCAGACTCGCATAAACATGATATACTCGAGACCGCTAAGCAAGAAGCAAATGGTATTCAATCAGAATGCCGTAAAATTGGTGCGGAAGGGACCGAGGTTGAGAAAGAGATTAGCGAGACCGGGAGCGTACTTCGAACGCTTCGATCTAAAGTATCTGAACTCGGCGAGAACAACCAACAGATCGCTTCGCTCCAGAAACAAATCCAGCAATATAACTTACATCTCGAAAAAGATGTAGGAGCTGATCTCAAAAAAGCTAATGCAGATCTAGCTCAAATCAAAGAGCAGCTTTCTGAATTACAAGACAAAAAAATTAAAGCTAACGACGAGTATACATACAAACTCGTTCTTGGTGAAATGCTTAAAGATACGGGAATCAAGACAAAAATCATTAAGCAGTATTTACCTGTGATGAATCAACTAATCAATCAGTACTTACAGGTTCTTGATTTCTATGTACATTTTGATCTTGACGAAGAGTTTAATGAAACAATTCGTTCTCGACACAGAGACGAATTTACTTATGCTTCATTTAGTGAAGGTGAAAAGCAACGTATCGATCTTGCACTTCTGTTTACGTGGAGACAGATTGCTAAGATGAAGAATTCAGTTTCTACCAATCTTCTCGTTCTTGACGAAACTTTTGACTCATCACTTGATGATGCTGGTGTAGAAAATCTACTAAAGATCTTATACACTCTTGATGATAACACAAACGTATTCATCATTTCTCACAAGGGTGAAATTCTTGATGGAAAATTCGAGTCAAAGATTGAATTCAAGAAAGAAAAGAATTTTAGCAAAATTGCAGCTTAATGGTTTACAAATTGATCATACTATGGTATAATAGTATAATAATGAAAAATGGAGTTATATAATGGAACTAAGCGATAGCATCTTATCGGTTTTTAAAAATTTTTCTGGTATCAACCAGAATATTCTTATTCGATCGGGTAATACTATAAAAACAATTTCTGAGGCGCGCAATGTATTAGCTACTGCTGTAGTTGATGAAACGTTCCCTCGTGATTTTGGTATATACGATCTCAGCGAATTTATCAACGTACTAGGCCTTGTTGATAAGCCAAATCTTCAGTTTGAAGATGAATGCGTACGCATTTCTGATTCATCTGGTAGATCAAAAGTAAAGTATTTTTTCTCATCCGAAGAAACACTTACTACACCACAAAAAGACATCACTATGCCAAGCGCAGATGTAACATTTACACTTGATAATGATACATTTAATAAGCTTAAGCGCGCTGCTTCAGCTCTTGGTCACAGTGAAGTTTCAATCTCTGGCAACAGTGGAGCGCTTAGTCTTTCTATTGTTGACAGCCAAAATATGACATCAAATGCGTTTTCTATCGACGTCGATGGAACGTATCCGGATGGTGCTGTGTTTAACTTTATCCTTAATATTGGTAATCTGAAAATGCTTCCGGGCGATTATGAAGTTCAGATATCATCGAAACTTATCTCGCAATTCAGTAACAAAGATATTAATGTCAAATATTGGATTGCACTTGAAAAATCATCAACTTTTGGAGTATGACATGTCAGATGAATCTTCAACACAAAATCAACTAATGGAGTTGGCTAATAAATCTTCACGTTCAACCGTTGCGGTTATCGATGCTATGACTCAGCGCGGAGCATTTAAAGGTGAAGAGCTATCTACTATTGGTGGTCTTCGTGATCAGTGTATTCAAGTCATTCAGCTTGTAGAAAATCTTGAACAAGAAGCTGCAATGGAATCTTAATAAATACACTATGGTTAGTCGCATTATAGACTCGCGTCGGTCAACGGTTAGCCGACAGCTTTTATTTTATTATGGAGTATGTGAATGTCTAATGACTTTTTATGGGTTGAAAAATACCGCCCACAAACTATTGCTGACACTATCTTACCAGTGTCACTTAAGAATACCTTCCAGAAGATGGTGGATACCGGTGAATTGCAAAACATGCTTTTCACTGGTACCGCCGGACTCGGTAAAACTACTGTAGCCAAAGCTCTATGTAAATCACTAGATCTTGACTATATTGTTATCAATGGTTCTGAAGAAGGTAACATTGATACACTACGAACTAAGATTAAACAGTTTGCTTCTACTGTTTCTTTACAAGGTGGCTATAAAGTAGTTATTCTTGATGAAGCAGATTACCTTAACCCACAATCATTTCAACCAGCTCTTCGTGGATTTATCGAAGAGTTCTCAAGTAATTGTAGGTTTATTCTTACATGTAATTTTAAGAATCGAATCATTGAACCACTTCATTCTAGATGTGGTGTGTATGAATTCAATACTTCTAAAAAAGATATGGTTCAACTGTGCGGTGAGTTTATGGACCGTGCAGCTAGTATCTTATACAAAGAACAAGTATCATTTGATAGTAAAGTTCTTGCTGAATTAATTATGAAGTTTGCTCCGGATTGGCGTAGAGTACTTGGTGAATTGCAAAGACATTCATCTGGTGGTGTACCTATCGATTCAGCTATACTAAATAATCTTACTGATAAAAACTTTGATGATCTCTTTGCTCATTTGAAAAATAAAGACTTCAAAAAAATGCGTGCTTGGGTTGTCAATAATATAGATACAGATGCATCTGCAATTTTTAGAGCAATCTATGATCATATGACTGATAAAGTATCACCTCAATCGATTCCTCAATTAGTACTTATTTTAGCTGATTATCAATATAAGAATGCTTTTGTTGCTGATCACGAGCTCAATGTTGTAGCATGTTTGACTGAAATCATGGCTAATGTGGAGTTTGTGTAATGAACCCTTTTGAATATCTTAACGCGATCAATTTCACTAAACAAGATATTATGATTGATGATATAGCGGAAAAAGGCTATAACGCATTCATGGTTAATCGAGGCTTATCTTATTTCAATGATACTGTTGTTATAGCAAATGAGATGAATATCAATGCGCACCTCGACAATCGTCTTCAATTCGATTTTCTTATAAATATAGTAAGGAAACGAAAAAGATTTTCGAAATGGACAAAATCTCATGTTTCTGATGACGTGGAAGTAATTAAACAATACTATGGTTATAGCAACGAAAAAGCCCGCCAAGTGTCTAACCTTCTCACATCAGAACAGATCAATGAATTGAAAAAGAAGGTTTATAAAGGTGGAAGAAAATAATAACAATATAATAGAGTGGACACCTGCCTCAATGCTCGAGGTTATACTAAACGAGCCAGATGACTTTTTAAAGGTTCGTGAAACATTGACACGCATTGGCGTTGCATCTCGTAAAGAAAATAAATTATTTCAGTCTTGTCATATCTTGCATAAACAAGGTAGATATTTCATCGTGCATTTTAAAGAATTATTTCTGCTCGATGGAAAAAAGTCCAATCTTGAAGAAAATGATATTGCAAGACGTAACACAATCGCTCAACTCATGAGTGATTGGGGCTTAATCACAATCGATAACGGACAGCAAGTTAAACCACTTGCTCCTTTACGTCAGATTAAAATTATTCCATTTAAAGAAAAAAATAATTGGGAACTTTGCCCTAAATATAATATTGGCTCGACTAAGTAGCTATGTACTTTTAGAAAAAAGTAATTATATATAGATTAGAGATGCCGATAATCGGGTCTCGTTTTAACCTTGCATAAGTCATGGAGGTACATATGACTGGAACATTCGCTTTTCCGCGAAACGCATTTCTTGGTTTCGACCACATCTTTGATCAGCTTGAGAATATTCACAAGCATTCAAAAGATACTTATCCACCACATAACGTAGTAAAAGAGGATGAACTTAAGTATTCTTTAGAACTCGCTGTGGCTGGATTCAAAGAAGAACATATCGATATCGAAGTAAAAGACCATGTCCTTTACATCAAAGGTGATCGTCCTCAGAGGCGTGAACAAGATAAGTATGTTCATAAAGGTATTAGTGCTCGAAATTGGAATAAGTCATTTAGACTGTCGGAATATACCGAAGTAACTGGAGCAGATCTAACGGACGGAATCTTGACTGTCAATCTAGAAGTCGTCCTTCCAGAAGAGAAGCTGCCTCGTAAAATTTCAATCAGAAAAAACGAGGAATTAACAAATGACCGCAATCGTACTAAAAAGCTTGAGTCTGCCTAGACTTTCTTTTAACTGGATCGCAGAACTATTTTCATCAATTGGCAAGTCTATGATCGTTTCACGCCAGTGTGCAGCAAACGAAGTAGTAGCAAAAGCCTTATTGCATGAATATTCAGACCACACTTATCATAGTCTCCTAGCAGAATTGAACCGTGTAACAATTCAAAAGGCATACAATGATAAATAATCTTTGGAAATATTTCTTTAAAAAGGCTGGTTGTTCAGCCGATTCAATTTGGGAAGTAGAACAGTTGCTCACGAAACAGGTAAATAGGATCAACTAATGTGGCCTTATACCGAAGAAGAAAATGAGCAATTAAGCTAATAAAAAAACAGGAGAATAGCGATGAAGGGTACTGAACGTCAATGTCAAAATTGTGGACATAGGTGCCATTGCTATTCTCCAGATTGCCCAGAGTGTCATAATGATGTATGTATTCAATGTCATTGTGACAAACCAAACATAAAAGATATACCCGATTCATTTGTAAAGGGGAATACATGATGCGTAGAAAAAACACTAGTACTCGCCAAGATTACATTAAAACTCGTATTGCCCAATTAACAGATGATATGAATAAAGCACATGACCAGCATGATAAAAACTGGTATAATAGATTAATTCAAGAGCTCAATTGGGCAGCGCAGATGGAAACAAAGCCTGACCACAATTGTTATATGGAAAGGACTGGTTAGTAATGAATATTGAACAACTACGTGAAGAAATCGCTGTAGATGAAGGCGTAAAATATGAAATATACCTTGATCATCTCGGTCTCCCTACTTTTGGCATTGGCCATTTAATTAAAGAAGACGACCCGGAGTATGGCCAACCTGTTGGCACGGCCGTTAGCGAAGAGCGAGTCAATGAGTGTTTCGATCAAGACGTTGCAACTGTTATTGACGACTGCCGGCAATTGTATGAAGTTGTTAACTTTGATAGTTTGCCAGAAGAAGCTCAACTCATTATTGCTAATATGATGTTTAATATGGGTCGACCACGCCTATCAAAATTTAAGGGTATGCAAAATGGAGTAGAAGCTTCAGATTGGCTCACTGCAGCTGATGAGATGGTTGATTCATTATGGTATACGCAGGTTCCTAACAGAGCAGAACGTCTTGTAGAAAGAATGCGCGCAATCGCTATTTCAGAAATACCAGTATAAAGAGAGAAAACACATGACAACAGTTGTAGAAGTTTTAGAAGATGACGGATCAAATACGCAGCCTTTAGATTTTGAATATTTAAGAGACGCATTAGCAGCAATGGTAAAGTCTAACGATACTATCAACATCGATAAATTGGGGTATCGTGTAGTCGGAGTAGGCCATCTAATTACGCCCGATGATTCATTCTATGGAGAATCTGTCGGTACTAATGTAAGAGATTTTAGCAGTCCTATAAATTCGCTAGATCTCTTCTATGAAGATTTACGCAAAGCAGAAACTGATTGCGAAACTGTTTATGAAAATTATCCGTCATGGCCAAGCGATGTAAAACATGTTCTCGCGGTAATGATGTTTCGAATGGGCCCAGAAACTCTTTCAGAATTCACTGAGATGAACGAGGCACTCGACTTGCGTGATTGGGATGCTGCCGCTACTGCAATGGAATCCATGGATTGGTATCCTAAATGTAGAAAAATGCGTACTCTCAGTCGGGCTATGAGAGGAGCTACTAGTTAATTGCTCGTTACTTTAACAGATTCTGCTCGCGAATATATGAAAAAACTTGTTGTCGATAATAGCAATAAGTATGTTATGCTATCGGTAAAAGGTGGAGGATGCTCTGGATTTCAATATGAATGGAATCTTTCTGAGATGAAAGGTTTAGGTGCGACAATAGATGATATACTGTGCATTGATGACATGGCAGAAATGTTTATTGCTGGCTGCACTATAGATTATGTAACAGAACTAGGTGGATCTTATTTGAAAGTGATAAATCCAAACGCAACTGCGTCGTGTGGTTGCGGAGAAAGCTTTGCTGTATAAATATAATTAAACGGAGATAGATATGGCCCCAAGAAATCATAAAAATTGGTTAACCACTCCAAAAGTAGAACATATCAGTAGCGAAATTTATTCTTCGCACGATATCTACAAACAAGAACAAGAACAAATTTTCTCTAAAGTGTGGGTACCCATGTGCCACATCAGTGAGATGTATAATAAAGATGACTATCGTACTACACAAATTGCGGGTCAAAATGTAATTGCATGGAATACGAGTGATGGTATTAAGGCAGCATACAATTTACAAATGCAAGCTCCAGCTGGCAATCAAGGTTCTATTGATAGAGGTTGTGGTAAAAAACTGCATTGTGAAGTCAAACACGGTGGAATGGTATGGGTAACACTTGATCCTAATCCTACACAATCTGTAGATGAATGGACAGCTGGTGCGTTCGATTGTATTGCTGATGCAATTGACACCGAAGAGATGGAAGTTTTCCATTATCATAAGGCAGTCATCGACACTAACTATAAACTTTGGCATGACACAAACAGTGAGTTCTATCATGACTTCATGCATTACTTTAACAGAGTGTCAGGATTCAACGATGAATATTTCGCTAGAAAGAATATTCCTTTTGATAATGGTCACGTTAACGTGTCTAGCTTTACTGTTAACTATGAAGAGTATGACGGATTTGAAGATCGCGGGGAACTATCTTTTCCCAATCTGCCGCCCAACCAGTGGTATATGGTCGACCTCTTCCCAGGGTTTAATTTCAACTTACGGGGTTCCGCATATCGTTCAGACACAGTAACACCACTTGGTCCAAATAAAGTATTGATTGAGTTCCGTGGTTATGGATTAAGAAAAGATACAGCCAAAGAAAGACAAACACGTATCAAACATCATAACTCTATTTGGGGTCCATTCGGTCGCAACCTACATGAAGATTTGATTGGAGTTGCTGGACAAGGAACTACAATGCGTGAAGGTACCGAACGTAGAAATATTCTACATGGTCGCCATGAGAATGGTACAATCCACGACGAAGTTGGTATGAGACATTATTATGAAGCATGGGGTAAGTTTATGGAACTCAACCCGGCAACGCCAATCGCTGCCTAGCACATTTTGTTGTTTACATTCCGCTAAAACTATGGTATAATAATATTTGTTATTTGGAGGTGGAATGTCTTTTTATACTTCAGTTGCTCGTTATGGCAACTCAATTCTATACCGTGGATACAATGCCCATGGTAAAAAAATATATAAACGAGAAACTCAGTTTAAGCCAGTGTTCTATACACAAGCGCAAAAAGAAACTGGATGGAAATCTCTCGATGGCGCTAACATTGCACCAATCGAGATGGATAATATGCGCGAAGCAAAGCAATGGCTTGAAATGAATCGCGATGTTTCTGGTAGGCACATCTACGGAAACAAAAATTATATCCAACAATACATTACTCAGCGCTTTCCTCGCGATATCGAGTTTAAGCGTGAGTTTATCGATGTAGGCACATTTGACATCGAAACAGAATATGAAGATGGATTTCCGCATCCGTCAGAAGCTTCTCAGCGTATTCTGTCGATCACTTATAAATCAAGTAAATCTAAACTTTATCACGTCTGGGGTTACGGTGACTTTAATACTGAAAAGTCTCTTGTTCAGCCTGTGCGTTTTTATCGTTGTCGCGATGAAGCAAGTCTACTCGAAAAATTTCTAACATTCTGGGCAGACGAATCACATTGTCCAGATGTAATTACGGGTTGGAATATTCGGTTCTTTGATGTTCCATATCTTGTCAATCGTACAGCTAAGATTCTTGGTGTAGAACACATCAAACGGTTCTCTCCTTGGGGTATGGTCGACCATCGTAATATTACAAGACGTGGTCGCGAAGAAGTTGCGTACGATATTAAGGGTATTGAACAGCTTGACTATCTCGAGCTTTTTCAAAAGTTTGGTTATTCGTATGGTCCACAAGAATCATATAAACTTAATCATATTGCATATGTAGTTCTTGGTGATAAGAAGTTATCTTTCGAAGAGTCTGGCTCTCTTAAAAATCTATATAAAGATGACTATCAACGTTATATTGACTATAACATGAAAGACGTGGAACTCATTGAACGAATTGAAGACAAGATGGGTTTGATTACTCTTGCTATGACGATGGCATATAAAGGTGGTGTCAATTACCAAGATACATTTGGTGTTACAGCAATATGGGAATCGATTATATATCGTAAACTTCTTCAAGAAAAGACAGTGTCATTTGTCGAAAGGCCAGATTCTCCAAAGTCTAAGTTTGCGGGCGGTTATGTAAAAGAGCCACACGTCGGTGCACATGATTGGGTAGTGTCATTTGATTTGAATTCGCTCTATCCAAATATTATTGTTCAGTGGAATATGTCACCAGAAACTTTGGTATCTCAATCTGAAACATTTGGTGTTGAATATTATCTCGCATCTCCACCAGTTGAAGCACCTTATACTGTTGCAGCAAACGGTAGTACATATCGTAAAGATATTGATGGTGTCATTCCACGGATTATTGAAGACTATTATGATGATCGTCGTTCAATTAAAAAGATGATGCTTGCTGCAGAAAGTTCTTATCAAAAAGAAAAAACAAATCAACTTGAAAAAGAAATCAACACTCTCAATAATCAGCAAATGGCTATTAAGATCCTGATGAATTCTCTTTATGGCGCCCTAGGCAATCAATACTTCAAATACTTTGATCTAAGACTCGCCGAAGGTGTTACATTGTCTGGCCAGCTCGCTATTCAGTGGGCAGAAAGAACAATGAATAATACCATGAATGATGTAATGAAAACAAAAGATGTTGATTACGTAATCGCAATCGATACGGATTCTCTTTATGTTAACTTTGGTCCTATGGTTAAGCAGCTTAATCCTAAAAATCCCGTTGCGTTTCTTGATAAGATCTGTAAAGAACATTTTGAGCCAAAGATTGAGCAATCTTACAGTAAACTCTTTGCTAATATGAATTGTCACAAGCCTCGTATGGAAATGGGTCGCGAGGTTATTGCTG